TTGTAGCATACTAAACCAAAACGATAAGTTTCTCCTCTTTTATATCCTTTTAAAAGACCAGATATAAACGGAGAAGTATTACTTGGATAAGTTGAATTATAATAACCTAGAGTAGTTATATCATCAAGATCGTGAGATTCTACAGGAACGTTGGCAACGTTTGCAAATCCATTAGCGGCACTTCCGTCAACTGTCATTTCTTCAAGATGAAACTTAAAAGAAATATTAGCACTTTCCCCTCCTAATGTTATACCATCAGTTTGATATTTGTATTGATAAAGATTATGCCAATCAACATCCCATTGAGCATCAAGATTATATTCAGCATTAAATTTATCACTATTAGTTGTAGTACCGTCAGAAAGGTATCTATAAACATCAGTGCTAAATGTTTCTCCTAATTCTGCAACTCTATCTTTAATAGAAAAAGTACCAGATTTAGTATTGGCGATTACTAAAGAATTATCTTTTTGAGTAATTGTTTTAGGAGTTTTAAATGGATAATTTTTAGATGTATATTCTAAAAACTCTATAGGAAAACTTGCTTCAGTTCCTGTAATTGTTACCTCTAACGAGTTATTAACAATATCTTTTGTTTCAATATATTTAACTTCAGGAGTTCCGTTATAGTCTTCGTGAAAAATTAAAAAGATATCTATTTCTTTAAATGCTGAATAGTTAGAGGTATCAATAATAACATTGATTGCTTTATTTGTATTAGTTCCTTTTAATGCTCCGTTATATTGAGCAGATTGTCCTAAAGATTCTGCGTCATCGGTAATATGAATAAGATTACTTGGAGGAGAAATTAATGTTTCTTTACCATCACTAGTTCTTAATTTATAAGCTACTTGATAAAGACCTGCTAATAAAGTTCCTCCTAATAAAACACTTTTAAGAAGAGGTTGTGTATATTTAACATCAGGAAATATATCAACAGAACCTAAAGGAAGTGTTGTAAGATTCGGATCTTCGAGATTAATACTTCTAAAATAGTTATTATAATCTGTCCAATATATTCTTTGAACACAACCCGATTCATATCTTCCTATCGCTTCAATAGGATTATTTTTACTAAATCCTAAATTGGCATTATAATATTTTAAAGTAGGAAACCCAGGAAGAATATCTCTAGTTGCAGGATTATATTGAACGTCATATATCCAACCATTAGTATCTGAATCATCTGCTACAAATAAAATTATTCTATTACGAATAGTTGTATAACCAATGACTTCTGGAATACCTACTACATTTGCTGTCCAAGATACTGCTGGATCTCCAAAAGTACCTGATACAGGAATACTAAAAACTTCTTTGTTTCCTTTCATGTTTGTCCAAGAACCCATTGACTCTCCCTTTGTAGTAGTAATGCGAATATCTACAGCGTCAATATATAAAGAATTAGGAATACTATCGTACCCTGTATCTTTAGTCATTCCTTGGTATGTATTAATATGATTCTCCATTATACTGCTGGGTTAGGTCCTTGTACACTATCAGGAACAGTATTAATTGTTGCTACTAATCCTGTACCTGCTTTAGGTCTAAATTTACGTTGTTCAGGTAATTGCATATTAGCAAAGAAAGAAGCATGATCCTGAAGCGCAGGGATAGTTCTTACTACACCATTCTTTACTGTTTCTGCTTCATCTACACCGTTCCATTGTTTAGCATGATTAACTGCTTGAGCAAAATACCATTCTTTATCTCTTTCAATAATTTGAAACTTGGCATCAGTAATTTGTCCTTGAATCCAAAGTTTACGAGCAATACGATGAGCAATATAATGAGCTGCTGCTTCTAACCATTGTTGTTCGTCTGGAATAGTAGGATTACCACAATCGTCTGTTGGTATAGCAAGATAACTCATTGCTACAAATCCTGTATTCATAGAAGTAAATATGTATCCTTGACCTACTGTATAAGTTTCTCTACCTTCGGTAGTGTAATCTCTATTATCAAGATGGTATCTTTTATGAAAATAGTCTGTTTTCCAACGCATCGGATACATTCTTCCATTACCACATTTTGCATCTTCAATAGAATCAATTCCTTCAATATGAGCAGTTTGTCCTATTTTATATAAGTCGAAAGGAAGATCTCCGCGTCCGTCCCAAATTTCAATATATTCAATAGACTCTTTCATTACAACAGGAACATTCGTGTGAGCCATAAATTCAGCTAACCATTCTAAACCTTCTTCGTCTTTAATATCGTAATTAAAGCCGAAATCCCTGATAACTTTATCAAGGATTGCTTTATATGAAACTGTTTTTCCTGAATGCATAATAATTAGTCTTTAAATACAAATGTACAATAAATTTATTTTAAATTGTTATAATTAATTGTTATAACAAAACTCATAATAAACTGTTTATAATATAATTTATTATTTAGCTTACACACCCCCAAAATGAAGTCGTTACTGTACCAGGTGCATTAGCCGTCGCAGGTAATGCCGTTGTTAATCCTGTGTTTGATGTTCCTCCCATTGACGGAGCAGCAGCACCAAGTTGACCACCAACTTTAGCTGTGTTACCTTTCAAGGTTGGAACAGTTGTAGCTGTAACCATTATTCCTAAGTAGTGCAATCCTGAGTAAGTGGTTGTAAATGCACTTGTCAAAGATAGCGTTTTCTTACTGTTAGCTGCCCAAGCTGTTGATGTATCATTCGTTGATGAACATAACAAGTTTAAGTTAATATCATACAATCCAAATAACTGATTCGTTCCCGTTGCGAGTGCTGTTGTTGCAGACCAAAATGAGATAGAACTTATTACCGTTCCTGCTGGTAGCCATATTGCTTGTAGTGATAATCTACCACTTGATAAAGCAGCCGTGTTTACTTCATCACACATATCACGGTCAAACGTTTCATACAATGCGCCACTGATAACTTTCTTGTTATTCAGTAATGGTGTGACGCTGTTTGTCGTGTTCTTCCATCCACCTTCAGCAGACCAACTGATAACATCACCAACTCCAACAACCCCCTTATAAAGAATTGTTTCGGTAGCAGATACATCTAGCTTCACAGTTACAGTCTGAGCAACCGTGTCAGCGTTGTAGATGTTAATGTTAACAATATCATATACCTCACCGCTTGATGGCGCACCTGCCAAATCCACATCTGTTGTATTATTGGTATTAATAGCCACATTGCCATCCGTTGTGGTAGTTGTAGTGTACACCTTGTAAGATGTAACGCATTGCAGTTGATTCGTGGTAACTGAGCCACCAAGTACAACTTGTAATTTATGGTTTGTCGTTGTTAATTTCATCTTCTCATTAATTGTCTTACTTGATATTGTGCTAAACCCGAACCTCCTGCTGGAGTAGCCCAAGTATTATCACCTCTAAGAAATGTACTAGCTGATGGTGTACCAGTTGCTGATAGCGATGGTGTTAAACTAGGCGTACCGTCTACATAGGTAAGGTTAACAAATGTACTATTTGCAGCCATACCTCCAACAGCGTCTTGTGCTAATTCATCTGTGTACTGAGTAACATCACCAGCGTAAAGAAAGTTACCATCCGAACACGCTGTATCGAATTGCGCTTTAGTTCCTGAAATTCCTGATATTGATGTCTGGTCTCCGCTATTAGTACCACTCGTGTTGCCGATAACAGTTAACTGGGCATCTGTAACATACCTTCTGTTAAGACTATCATTAATGTCTGCTGTAGTTGCATCTGTGCCTGAAGTAACAAGACCTTTTGAATCATAAGTGATCTTGGTTTTTGTTGCTCCTGTTATAGCTATATTTTCATCGACTTTATTATCAAGTGCTGTTTGTAAATCCGTTTGTGCTGATAAAGTTCCAGTTATTGCTCCCCATGCTGTAGAAGCAGATATAGTCCAAGATCTATCTGCTGATAAATCTTGTGTATTGCCGTTTATTGTTAACGTTCTAGATGTTGGCACATAACTACCTACTGCTTGGTATACCGTATCAAAATAAGTTTTAAGAAACGCTTTAATATTTGTCCATGTTATTTTCTTAGTAACTGATGTCTCTACAACAGGGACTAAGTCGGTATCATTAGGAGTTGCAGTTGCCGCACCATTTACTAATGCTCCAATAGTGTTTACAGTTTCTGCAGGAGAAGCTGTTTGTGCTGCTGTTGTAAAATCAGTTATATCTGCACTTGTATGAGTATGTGAAATATTAGCTTTTCCTGATAGTCCTGTGTTTACAGCATCTACTGTTGGATATCTAGTAGCACTTGCAGTAAGATCCGTTTGTTTATTAGCGACATTCTCAGGAGTGAAACCAAGAGCATCCTGTTTACCGTTCCAAGTTGTTTTCTCAGTATCTGTAACGAATCTGTGTGTACTATCTTCTGTTACCTTAGTGGCTGCTACATCGTTAATCTTTGCGTCTGTTACAGCTAAATTATCAATAGTCCAAGTAGCACCTGAACCGCTAACCGTTATATCTCCTTTGTCACCATCTGATACTCCACTAGAAGACATTACTTTTGGTTTACCACTACTTGTAATAATAGTAATTGTTCCGTTACCGTAAACATAACCATCAGATGTGATAATTTGAATCATAATATATTCCCTTCAATTAAATATGTAGTACCAGATACGTTGCATTCAGCTAATAAATATTCCCCTTCTATTAAAGAATAAGGCGTAGTATCAAAAACTGAATCTTCAGCATCTAACGTAAACGTATAAAGAATAACAGTTTTATTAATTTTTTCATTAACTCTTTTTAATGTTAATTCATAAGGAGAACTATTAAAAAATTTAATCAATCTTACTTCAATTTTTTCTTTATTAAACGCTGAAGCTTTTAATATCTTAGTTCCTGTTGTACTTACTTGACCAGATTTTGTAACAATTTCCATAAATAAATTATCCTAAATTTTTAAGTACTTCTTGCAATCTTCCTGCAATTCCCGCAGATGTTTTATCTAAATTAGGATCAGTAGTTGAAACAGATTTATTTGTTTCCCATTGCCACTCTCCTTCTTTATCTTTAAAATGTTTTTCTTTAGTAATTATCCAACCTCCTTCAACTTGTTCTACCCTTGTTTCAATAGAACTACCGTCTTCAAATTTCTCTCTGGTAATTACTTCTTTTGAAGCTTCACTCATAATATTTATTTTTAATGACTTATCCATAATAAAATACTTTTCTATCTACATCTTTTACCGTTTTTGCTAAAAGACGAGAATATTGTCTACTAGCAGTAAAGGTATAAAAATTTGCATGGTTACATATTATTTTTGTTTTATCCCAAAAATGTTCGTAAAATTCACCATCAGTATGATCATTGTCGTGATAGATAACTTTCTTTCCTTCTATCGCTACTATTTCTTGACGAGATAAACCAGGATACTTAGTAAACCAATATTCCCACGTTTTTTTCCAATCAGGTCTTAATGACTTACATCTTTCACCGTTTTTTTTAAAAAAATGAAGTTTATTACTTCGTATTCTTATTTTTCCAAACTGAACAATTTTTAATTCTAATCCTTCAGTAATTATCTTTTCACTAAAAATAGATAAGAGTTCTGTTAAAAAAGATTTATATTGTTTTTCAGTAACTTGTTTTTCTTTAGCATGTTTTTTATAAAAAGCAAAAAAGTGGCGACGTTTAATGTCTCCACAGATTTTACCTTTTCCTCTTTGCAAATATGTATTATTTGTTTCCAACTCGTTCTTCTGTTTTACCGTCTTCAGCATTATTTGCATCATCTTGTAGATTAGCAGATTTGCGTATTAGTTGCTGAACAACATATTCTTTAATATAAGCCCATAACCATTGATTTAATGGATAAGGATCATTAGGCGACCAACATGTACCTGACGATTCACAATTAATAAATTCTCCTAATGATGTAGGATCTTCAAATATACCTCTTACTGTAATACGTTGCATTAAAAGATGTGAGGGATCTTTAGAAGTAATATATAAATAATTGTCATAAAGGAAAGCGTAAATAGCGTTTTTAGTAGTTCTTCCATGTCCAACATAAGGCACTCTTGAATAATCAATTAAAACAAATCGAGGCTTCATTATATCGGCAGGACCTACAGTATTAATTCCTTTTGTATAAAATAATTCAATAGTATTGGGAATTTTTTTCTTACTACGAAGAACCATACAGCCTGTAGGTACTTCTATACAACATTGAATAGGATTAACTAATTCTAATTCTAAACAAGGGAGTGTTTGAATAACATAAGGATCAATAGTTCTATTCTTATTGTATTCATTTCTTAACCAAAGAGAACGTTGTTCGTTAATTAAGTCTGTATAATACTCATACGAAAAAGAAGACTCTACAGAGTTAATCTGTAGAGCTTCATCAATTTGAGCATGTAAATCGTTTAATGAAAGCATAATTACAAATTTACATTATTTAACGAACTTATGACAATAAAGCATAATATTTTTTAGTTAGTTCCATTCGGTGTTTTAAACCATTGGTTCCTCCATTTATTCTTTTAGTTAAGGCTAAGATACTAGCATCATCTACTTTTACACATAAATTCCAAAGTTTATTTTTAGCAAAAAAATAAAATGCTGAAGCAAATGCGTATTCAGTAACTACTAAATCAGGGTTTGTTATAATTTCAGGTTTATCTAAATATTGAGAAAAAGCTACATAGTTAGATTTACCTGTTAATTGTAAAGCCCCTCTACCTCTGTATTTCCAACCATCACCACTTGCTTCAGGTCCATTACCCATTCTATTACCATAAACACGATTAGCTATTTTTTCTGGTTGACGAGCGTAACTCATAGCAAGTACTTTTGTAGGAAAATATTTACTAAATGTTTTCATTAAACCGTCTGCAGAATAATTAAGATTTTCTGAAAACAATCTAAATTCACCTGTTTCGTGAGATACTTGTGCAAAAAAATGTGCAGTTTGTTCTTTGGATAATTTATAATAATCCATTGCTTTAGTGAGAGTTTCTTTACCAAACACTCCATCAGGTTCTGCACCTATAACTTCTTGAAATTTTTTTAAACTCATCTTATTTTTATATATTTAGGAGCTAGTTTATATACAAGATAACCAATAATAATCAACCACGGTAAAATACTAAAAAACCAATTATTTTTATTTTCTTGTTTTACTGTAACTTGATTAGTTTTTTCGTCTTCTTTATTTATTTTTACAGCCGCATCAAGTTGTTTACTTAAACTAGCATTCTGAAGCTTTAACATCTTTTCAAGATGTTTAAATTGTGCTTCTAATGCAAGTCTTTCTTGACGAGTCATTCCTGCAGAAATAGTATTATTAACAGTACTTATTGTACTGTCCTTTTTCAGGATTTCTTTATATGTATTTGTTACAGTATCAAATACTGTTTCTTTAACATAATTATATTGCCACACTGTATCTGGAGTAATAACTGCACCTTTTCTTTTAGCAATATCAATATGTTTTTGAGCTTTAGCTAAATGGCTTTCAATTGAACATCCACTTACTATTAATAATAAATAAATTATAAATAAATTTTTCATCTTTTTGGTTTTTTACTAGCACCTTTAACTGTTTCATAAGTAGCTAATCCTAACAAAGTTAATACAAACATTATTAATTCTCCAAGAATCATTTCAACATTTGAAACATTTGTATATTTAAGCACAACAAAAGTTATTAAAAATACACCAATGTATAATGCAATAAATCTTTTAGAAGATTCTGCATTACCTCCTAATGTTAAATTTCTAAAATATTCAATTAGTTTTTTCATCTTCATCTTTTTTAGCTTTCCAAATTGCGTCTTTAATCTTTTGCCAAAGATCATAACCGAGAATTACACCAATGTTTTCAAATATACTTTTAACTTCAACCATTGCTATAATACCCATTGTAACATACAACCAAGGAATAGATGGTGCAAGAATATGTTCACAATCATACGCAAGAAGTAACGCTAATGGATAGAGAATTATTTTTGCTAAAACTCTACCCAATTTTCTTGAATCAAATGCTTCCCAGCCAAATTTATACACAGTTTTCCAAATACCTGTTAAAGTATCTGCAAAAATTAACATTCCTATTGCCCATAAAGCAGGCTCGACGGTTAATAAAAACATAGCAAGAAATGCTAAAATATCAAACCCTGTTTCTAAACCGTGATGTTGTTTCATGTTATTTTGTGTTTTCATTTTGACTACTAAGTTAGTTATAATTTATTAAATAAGTATTCTCTTACTCTGAACTTTACGGAGTAGTCGAGTATTTTTTCAGGGGTCATATTGGTAGGGTAAATTGTTTCGGGTTATATTCTATCTGTGGTAATTGCTTAACCCATTCGATTGAGCATTGATTAACTTCTTCTAAAGAGATTATCCAATTATCGTCTGCATCCTGAATAGGGTTAAAAAAGTTATCAGTAACCACTTCAACCCCTTGAAGTGCTTCCGCTTGTTGCTGTGTTAGTAGTGCTACCATTATACGTTTCGAGATAAAGTTGTGTTGAATGCCTGAACTAAAGTATTTAACGCTGTTACATCTGCATCACTAAGACCAAGCCCTATTGAAGCAAAAGCACATTCACGGTTTGAATAACCATCGTCTATTCCGTTAGCCCTAAATAAAGCTATCGATGCATTATTAGTTATAGACATTGATGAAACTGATGTGGCTAACAAAGACCCATTTTTATATAATTTATTTGTATTATTAATAAGAGCTGTTCCTGTTAATGAACCTACAAAAAATCCATCAGTTGAACCAGTTGAACTTGCTAGAACAGAACCTAATCCACTTGTAGGACTATTAGTATTTGATAAACCTGATGATAGCCAAAATCTATTTACAGCACCTGTAACAGTACCTATATCAAAATCATCTCCACCTGAATGAGTGTTTTCTCTTGAATAGAAAGAAAGATGTATGTCAGATAAACCAAAATAATTAGGATAAATATGAGTATCAGCATACCCCGTTGTTCCATTAGGGTCTGCGCCCGTTGCGCTGTGGGTGATACCACCAAAGAAAGTTAAACGATAAGCAGCATCTAAATCTCTTGGGTCTTTAAGGTTGAATTTATGAGTTGTTGCCGTACCTCCGACAAACGGATATAACGCCCTCATCTTATTCCAAAGATAGTTAGTCTTTAATCCTACAACCAAGTCGTTTACAGCCGTTGTTATTGTAGCGTCTGTAATTGAAGCAGCTAACAAGAACGCTTCCGCATCTGAGTCTATAGTGCTTCCCCCAGACTGTATTACTAATTTTCCTCCGTATCCGTACATTATCTTCCCTGTCTGTTGTATGACTTCTTGTAATTCTTGCTTGTCTTAAGTTTAGACGTCTTCTTTTTCGAATGAACGTTCGGACGGCTAACCTTTGGCTTCTCTATTCTTACTATCGCGTCTGCTTTCTTTTTTGACATTATGGTCTGAATTTAGCGTTGATATCATTAAGTCTGTTCATCCATCCTTTATACCACTTCTGATTCTTACCTACAGCAATTGCCTTGTAGAATCTAGCACGTAACTTTATCATCTCATCAAAAAGTGCTTGTGGGTCGTGTGAGTTTCCTGCAGCTATTGTCTTCGGTCCCATATCTCCGTCATCCTTAATCTTGGATCCTAAAACATTACATGCGTCCTGAAGTAATTCAATGCCTACCGACGGACCACTCATCCATGCAGCGTCTGTCATAAGGACAGCTACACCGAAGTTAAAGCTATCACCGCTTACTTTATTCCAAAATCTCTTCTTGAAAATCTTCCACCACATATCCTCTGGCATCGAAAAAAACTCTGCGTCTTTCTTTGTGCCGTATTCAGACACCCAAGTCTTATATGCTACACCGCTTGAAGTGTGCCATCCTGTCTGACCCTTAAATGGTGTTGGGCATGGAAACCTACTTGATGAGTCTTCAACACTTCTTCCGTGAGAACCTTCCCACTTTCTTACAAACTCTATGTACTTCTTTAAATCGCTCATTGTGTTTTAATTAAATAAATTGATACTATAGCCATAAGTGCAATTATGATCCATATAACTGGATTTGACCATCCACCTGATTTTTCATATTTAGCTTGCCTAGCATCGCTTGCTGACTGCTTAGATTTCTGACGCTCTATCTTAATGATTTTACTCAAGCTATCCTCAACGAATGCATGACGGTACTT